ACTAACGTTTACAGTCTTTCTCTCTTTCTTATATTTATAAGCTGAGGTAGTTAATACAGGTGTTACCTTAACGTGTCCTGTAGATAGAGCCCACGTCCAAGCGTCTCTTATCTCTTGTTCTAAGTCTATCTGCATACGCAGTTGTTACATACTCTCTCAGTACATCTATCTTGAGCTATAAGCCTACCATTTCTGTAATGCTTTACTATTAGACCTGTAGGTAGTTTAACTATCTTATAAGGCTTAATACTGTGTATTTCTTTAAAGTTTCTTAGGTAATTAAATAATCCTTTCATAATGTTTGTTTTAATGTTCTATACAAAGATAATACTTTATTTTGACACTACCTAATTTTTTAGTCAATATCGTAAATAAGTGTTATAACCATAAAAGCTATATGTATCTCAAGTACTGCATAATTAGTTTCCTCGTTAGTTCCTTCCATATAAGAGACTCCGAATAAGAGAGCTCTCCAAAAGGTTAAAGTAACTACGCTATTTCTCTTACTGTAGTATAAGTTAACTAATAAAGCTAACGTTACTAATGTTATTAATGCTATCATAATTTATTTATTTCTTGTTTAACTTCTTGCCAATAGTTATAAGCTAACTCTAACTCCTCGCCCAACTCTTCTAACATCTCATCTACACAAATCAATGCACAATGTTTGGCTTGCGGAACTCTACCATCATAAATTTGTAGAAACCTATTTACTAACTCCTTTGCTTTTTCTTTTGCTATCATAGTTTCATTAAGTATGTAATTAGTAAAGCTATACTACCCATTACAGATAAGTGTATAGTGAATTTTAATACGTCTTTAATCTCTTTTTTCATAATCTATTATTTAATTGGTTATCTTCTATCTCATCAAAAGCCATATACCAACTACATCTTTCGTAGTAGACTGCAGTACCTTCTGTTATACGTCTGTTCTGCATATCTGCATAGTCTACAGTTATTACTCTCTTAAAGCCTCCGTCAGGCTTCTGTATAGTAGTGTCTTTCCTTTCGCTATAGTATTGTTTCATAAGGCAAAGATATAACTTAATTAGATACCAACCTAATAAAATGTAAAATAATTTGATAAATAATTAAACCAACTACGTAAATTGTTGATAGTAAAGCTAATAGCGTGTAAAATAAAACTTTGAATTTGAAGTTCTTCATAAGATATTGATTTATAAAGCGAAGGTAAAACAAATATATGACATATCCTAATTATTTAAGAAATAAAGTATTTGCCTGCATTTGGTGTGCTTAAGAAGTAACTGATTAAGTACCTACATCCATCTAAAAGGTGATTATAGTCATCGATTGCGACATCTTTGTCTTTTTTCCATACATAGTTATTAAGCTCTGTAACAAGGTTAACACTTGACGGATGTACATATAGTTTGTACTCCTGCATTAAGGCAATACCTAAGTTGATACTACCTGCTCCTTTTATAGAAGGCTTTATATTAAGACCATAAGAATGCTTTAGCTCGTGTAATAGTCGAGGTTCTGCAGAATCCCCTATAGTAAGTACATCTTTATAGCTCTTTAGCTTATAAGCTATCTCTGAGGTCGTTAATCCTTGAGCGTAAACTATCTCTTTTAAGTATATCTCTTTCCTTTTTTTATCTATAGAAATTAAAGTAGCTCCTGTAGGGTCTGCAGAAAAACCAAAATCCATTCCTATGCCATAATGGTCTCCACCTTCTCTAAAAGGTTTTAGCTCCCAATTCTTAAATATAACACCTTCCGCCGTATCTCTCCAACCTCCTAATATCTGAGCTTTATACTCTTCAGGCCTATCCTTAGCCATTCTCTCAATGTTATCTATAAAGGTACTATCTAAGTTTTTCTCATTATCTAAGTAAGTAGTATGTATGTAAGTAGTATCTTCATTCTTTTGGTTACTACCATCTGCTATGCCTCTCTTCTCAAAGAATCTCTTATATATCCAATGAGCTTTTGTAGCAGGATTCATTACCATTATTACTCTGTTCTGAGCATCTTTACTTCTTACTGATAAGTCTATCTTATCAAATAAGAGCTCGTCTGGCATTTCTTCTGCCTCATCTAATATCCAGGTAGTAATTCCTGTAAGTGACTTTAAAGAGGCTGTTTGATTACCTGACCCTGTCTTAAGACCTCTAAAGTAAATCTTATTACCGTTGTGTTTGTTTGTTATATCTGTTTTATTTATAATGAAGTCATTCTCTAAGCCTAGTATTTCTATCTTCTCCGTCATTTCAGGTATGATAGATGTAGATGCTGAGGTCATTGTAAAACGTGTATATAATATATTATGCCCTGTCTCATACGTAAGAAGTAATAACATAGATGCAACAGAGAAAGACTTACCGCTAGCTCTCCCACCTGTTAAGATAAAGTATCTGCTTTTGTCTAGAAATAAAGGTGCGTATTTTGTAGGTAGGTTTATTTTACTCATTGTAGTATTTTTTAGCAAAATCTAATATAATTTCTTTATGTATAGATGTCTTCAATATCCTTCCTTTAGGAAAGTCTTTATTATATATAGTAAACCTCCAATGCTTACCTTTAACCTCTCCTACTCCTTTAGGTAAAGTAAAATCTAATCCTAAACCTTTTTTTACGTTCTGGTGATTCTCTAATAGCTGTAAATTAATTAACCTATTATCTAATTTGTTTCCGTTTATATGGTCTACTACTCTACCATCATAATCTAGAGACATTCCTTTAAAGGTATGTAGCATTAACCTATGTATAGATAATATCTTTCTCTTACCATTTACTCTAATGTCAAACCCTAAATAACCTCTACCTCTTAAATAGCCTTTCATTAGTTGACCTTTTAATCCGTATAAGTTTCCTTCTTTATCTAGTGAGTATTTTGGGTAATCTGGTATTTGCTTCATTTGTATCTATTTATTTAAAAACAATTTTAATACAAAAACGTTTCCCACCTGTTACTCTTCGTCTCCAAATGAAATAAGTCCTTTCAATGTTACATTTATATCTTGCTCTCCTGAGACATTTAAGTCTAGTGTCTGAGTAGGCAATCCTGCTCTATACTTTAGAAACAATTCTATTGCTCTCTGGTCTCCTGACTCTATGCGTTCTAATAGCTTTTGTATTACTACATCAATATCTATATTGTCGTCTAGTATCTTTCTTATGTTAATTACCTCTCCGTTAGAAGGTCTACCACTATTTGGTCTAACGCCTCCCCAATTATCTGAACTATTTGCTCCGTCTATTTTCTTTTTACCTGCCATCTCGGTTTATCTTGATTATTAGTACTTTACTTAAAAACAACTAAAGGTTTGCTTTAAGATACTGTATTAACATTTTCTTAGCAATTGGAAAAATCTGTCCGTCATTATTAGAAGCTGTAGTCTTCATAAGCATAGTAGTACCGTGCTTTAAGTTAAATACATCGTGACTTAGTTCGTGCCATATAACAAATCTTATTACATTCTCTCTCTGTAGTTTTAATAAAGGGTGTACAAAAATCATTACCTGTCTGTCGTCAAACATTCCAATCGCTTGTCCTATTGTAGTAGTAACAAAGAAAGACGGCTCTGTTCTAACAGTCCATCTCTTTTGCTCAGGTATCTTTACACCTGCGTCTTCTAATTCTTTAACAAACTCTTTTACATATTTTTGGTAAGGATGTTCTATAAATGTATAGTCTATTCCTTTCTCTAATGTACTCAATACTGCTAACATAACTCCTAGAGCTATTTTAACAATCATTTTAGACTCTCTTATCATAATATGTATATCTTTATTTAAAAACAACTTAGAGTCTCTTAGAAGCTCTTAAAACGTTCCTGACATCTCTGTATCTAATCCAATATATAACTTTAAGGTATCTTTATGCTTCCATTCAGATGCCTTTACTCTTATCTCTATCATCTCTAATATATCATCCTGTAGATTTAAAGGTATTGTCATTAATGCTTTATCGAACTTAGAATGTAACTTCTCTAGCTTTATCTCTTCAGGGTCTCCCTTTACTTTCATCTCAAACACATCCTTAAGCTC